TTTGACAGCAGGGATCTCTGCCAGTTGCCACTTATATGTTCCATCAGATTGCTGAACATAATCTAAGTGCTTGCCCATGATTTGTATGTATTTACATACTATTGTAGCAAACTATTCGGGTTTGGCCTCATTTGCTGTTGGTAAAACTTCACCTTGTACCAAAATATCTCTAAATTCTTCTCTATCAATGACTTGTTGATCAAATAATGATGTTAAGGCTGTAATATCTTGTCCAATCAGTCGTTCAATATCAAAATCTCTGCTTATTTTTACTTCTGGTGGCTCGATTCCAACATATTCGGCTGACAGATTGAAAGCTTTTTGGAGCTTTTGTTCAAGTTCCATAGAAACCATGGCCAGCATAGAGTTGGTGTCTACACGATCTAGTCTACGGGCATCTGCGGATTCAGCTACAAATTTCTGTTGTGATAATGTACTGATGCCTAAAGTAGCCATTTGCATTTGTAGTTCTTTAATTTCTGCTGATTGAGCATCAAAAGCACTGGAAGCTGGTTCTACATAATAAACTTTGTTACCTGGCTGAGTTGCCATCGCATAATTTACAGATATAGATAAATCTTTTGTCTGATCGTCATATCCCTCCATAACCAGTAGTGGTTGAGATGCAACGTGCAAACTATGTATTAGGTCAGCTTGTCTTTGATAATGTGCAAGATTTAGGTAAGCAATATCCAGTAACGGTGGTTTGCTTGTCATATTATCTACCTTGCCAGAATATATAGTAACTAAAGGTATTTCACCAAGAGAAAAATTACCAGATTCCGCTAATTCAAAATCTTTTTCATTTGGTGTTCCTTGCATATTACCTGCATACGCACCATCATTTTCTTCATACATATCTTCTACAGTCTCTTTTCTTCTAAAAACACGATAACGACCAGGTTCTATAACTCTCATCTGGTCATATATTTTTTCACCAAAATCTCCATCAGGTAATACAGCTTTTTCTGCAATTCTTACCTGTATCAAATTGCCATAGTTTGATTCTCTATCTAATCTCCAGCCATAAATGTTCGTTGGATCAACTTCTATCCAATAAGGTCTGCGGTTTTGTGAGCGTTCTTCAGCTAAACTTACTGCTCCTCCAGGTGCAGGATAATCCACAAGAATATGACTCTGACCATAAGTAAGAGAACACATTAATAATCTTCTTGCGTATTCATCTAGGTCTGACTTACAGCCATCTACATCTGCCTTGAACATTTCAGTCCAATATGGATCGCCTGTCAAAGTAATAGGTTTACGAAGAACTAAACCTGTAGCTGCTCTAATAAGTCTTTGCGTAAAAGGGCTAAATACTGATCTATTTACTCTTGCAAGATAAGCGTCATAGTCCTCTCTTGGTTCTAAAGGTAAGAACGCCTCACTATTTTCTCTGAGGTATTCAGTGCCTTCAGTAACAGCTTTCATTATTTCCCAACCCTTTATCATGTCCAATACGGCACGATTTCGGGTAAAAGGACTGTCAGTACTACCAATATATGTAGTGGCAGTAATACTGGTTTTTAACATTCCTGGTAATGCGTATGTCATTTAACGACACCTCCATTTCTTTAATGCTAACGCTTTTCTAGTTGGTTTACCGTTAGGTTTTTTCATTGGTCCAGGCATACCAGACATTCTCGCACAAAAAGATGCTCGTCTTTTAGCTGCTGCACTACCAGGTTTTACTTTTCCTGTAACTGGTGCTTTTAAATTACTTCCAGTGGCACGATTGTATTTGGCACGACCTTTAGCAGTCAATCCACCTGTTTTAGACTTTTCTCCCCTGCCTACGCTTAAATTTACTTGTTTACGTTTCTTTTTCATTTACCTACCTTTGCTTGTGCCTTTTTATGGGCTTGAGTAAAAGTATCACCTGCCCTCATACGTCTTTTCATAAACTCCATGTGTTTAGCCGAATGATGGACAGAATGTTCGCTAAGTTTCTTCTTTTGACGAGTAGTTAGCTTCATATAACTATATTACCGTTAAATATGTTATTTACACTTATTTTTTCTTCTTTTTTCGTCTATGTTGATATGTTATTTTCTTACTACCTGTTTTGGCACGTTTAAATCTTGTTTTTTCGGCTGATGACATCTCTCCAGTAGTCTTAGGTGTCTTACTTGAGACACGTTTACTGGGTCGGCAAGCTGGATAACCCCGTTTTTCGCCTTTTTGACGACCACAAGGTTTGCCTGTTTTGACATCTACCCAGTTTTCTTTGAACCAGCGTTTAAGACCACTATGCCTTGCCACGTTTTTTCCTCGTAGTCTTCTTTTTGCTCTTACTATAACCAGAAGCAGTTCTTTTTTTGCCGTCTGGTCCTTTTACATCTCCTTTACATACTTTTACAGCATAAGCATTAGCGTAAGCAGAAGGATATACTCTAAACTTTCGCTTGGCTGCTGCTTTACCTCTGGCACATAGTTTACCCATTATTTACCGCCACAACTGCATCTTTTCTTCCCGCCCTTCTTTTTCTTCTTCTTTTTCTTAGTAGTAGTAGAATGGTACATGATAAGAATTAGGTTGTTCTTAGTATATTCTAAACGAAGTTTGCCCTAATGTCTCTGGCTTGGCAAGGTTAAATTGCTGGAGACAGAGGTAGCCAAAAGCGTCAAATGCGTGGTCAACTCCGAGGTTTTTGTTAGGCATACCTGTGTTTGGAGCGTAAGTTAGAGTGCGGAGAGATTTTATCAGTTCTTTGCAGCGTGGATGAATTATAGTTCGTCTTTCCCCTGCTGCGTCATATAGTGCAGTATTTATTGCGGTTACTTTGTCACGGACTTTCCAAGGAGATCTGGGAGATGACACAGTAAATCCGCTTCTGCGTAGGATAGTGTGGTCCGTTGAACCTACTCCTGATGTTTTTCTGGCTGAACCCGTTGGGTCGGGGCAAGCGATTATGCGTCTTTCGACTCCGTAACGATTTGTAACTTCTTCGGCAAAATCCCAGGTAGTTGCACCGCCCGTCAAAATTATCTCGTCAAATACATAAAGCATATCTCTGTAACGGACAGCACAGATTCCGCAGAGTGGATCTACGTTAAAATCGACTCCTAGTAAAAGTGGGGCGATGGATATGTCCTCCGCTTCGGTAGAAATGTTGGAATCTGAAAAGGAGACTGCAACGAGACCAGTGAGATTCTCGAAACTTGCCTCGAACTCCTGTTTGAATGTTCTGCTATCTAGTTGGGCCCTGGCTGCTTCGACTTCTTCTGCTGGTACGTTACCCCCGTCTATAGTTGTGAAGCTCCAGCGTTTCCAGTCACCTGTTTCATCTTCTGGAACGTAACACCATAAATCGTAAAACCATGAGGCTGTGCCGTCTGGTGTAGAAATAAAAAGAGCCCAACCTTGTTTATCTGCGAGTGCGGGTCTGATTACTTGGAACCAGACATCGGAATCCATAAAAGCTGCTTCGTCAAGTACTACTCCAGCTAGGCTTCGGCCACGCAGAGTTGTTGCATTTTCTGTTCCTTTAAGTTCGATTAGCGATCCATTTATTAGTTCGATTTTGAGGTCGGTTTCATTTTTGGATTGTATCCATTCTGGTGGAATAAGTTTCTTTATTTCTTTCCAGGCTATGTCTTTTGCCATGCGGTAGGTAGGGGCACAGTAGAAATATGTTTCGCCAGGGCGGTCTATTGCTGCTTTTAAAAGTTCTATACAGGATAAATAGGATTTTCCGAATCTTCTGCCAGCCACGAGGACTCTAAATCGGTTTTTTGCGTTGAACACCTCCCCCTGTGCCCATCGG